ATGATCATCTGGCATAACGAAACTTTCGTCCCAATTTCGTTGGCACGGTTCGATTGTTTGTGCGTATTCTAGTATTTTAGAACCAACCAATTTTAATTCCATTATGCGTTATGATAAAGAAACATGCAACCATGTGAGTAACTACCCATATAGTACGAATGATAGCAGCGATATCATTTTCACGATTATCATCTGTCATCTTACTCCCAATCGTTTTACACCAAATAGTCCAAGCTCTACGTAACATATTTATTATACCACATTATTGAAAATTTGTAAACACTTCATTTTACTATACTATCAAACAGCCATTTAGCTTCTTCTAAATCTGACACTAGAGATTTGTAATCTATTTGATTTTTTTTCAGTGGAGGGAAAGACGGAAAAAATTCATCTAATTCTTCTTGTAAGTTTTCAAAGTTAAATGTATGATATATGTTGCAGTCATTAATGAGAAGTTTATATCTATTGTACATAGCATTGAAGTCTTCAACGTCTTTATGAGATATGTTCATAGTTTCTATTAAAGGTTTTTTAAATCCATGACTAATTGTAGTATAATGAGCAGTGGTGTTTTTTCTTGTATCTCTTGTTTTATTCATATATGACCATGCTAAAAAACAATCAAATGGATCTCTTCTAATAGTGCATATTTTATAATTACTCAAATAATCTATCAATGCATCACGTATAGATGAGTTCAACGGTACATATCCCATTGCTTTAACATTGAAGTGAATACCTTGCTTTCTTTTTTCTTCTAAAAATTTCAGTTTACTCGAGTAATTCAGTTCTTGTTGTTCTTTAGTTACCTTTTTCCATTCAAAATTTTTATTGACTTTATACCAGTTTTCAGTGAGAACAAAATTTATGTTAAAAAATTCGCCAACATACTGAACTTCTGGTCTAAACCTGAATTGATAGTACGCATAACTATAATAAGTATGTGATGATCCTGTTCTTGGAAATGTTAAGAACTGAATTAAATCATGAGAATTCGACATTAGCCATTACCTCCGTTAGACAAGCTACAACGTTTAGCTCATGATCAGCTACAAAAGCATGTTTATATTGATAATCAGCTAGGATGAGTATTAGTTGTGGAATTGATTGAGGTTTGACATGAGTATTAGCATGATCATATACACCGCGAAAGATTGCAGTAGCATCGATGTCCATGTTATTGACAACCCATGTACGCATTTTCTTGAAGTCTTTATCTTTTAATAATGCGAAAAGATCTGCAAATCCAGAATGTTCACCACCATTAGCATTACTAGAAGTAAGAGTCCCAGAAACAGAATTTCTTTGTAGTTCATTAAGAATCCTCCTCCAATCTGGAGCGTGTTTCATAATAACAGGAACAACGTCTTTTACGTCATGTTGAACATTCTCGTTCTTAAGAATATCTACACAACGTGCTAGCATTTGTTCGCATAACTCAACCATTTCTTTCTTAGTCGTATTGAATTCATATACACCACAACGAGAATGAAGTGGTTCAATAATACGATTCTTAAAGTTACATGTAAGTATAAATCGACAATTGTTTGAGAATTCTTCGATAAAACCACGAAGAGCTGGCTGAGTCGATTGAGGATTCAGATAGTCTGCTTCATCAAGGATGATAACTTTATAGCCACCTTGCAATGAAACAGAAGATGCAAATTGTTTGATCTTACCACGAAGAGTATCGATGTTACCTTCTTCGGATCCATTGATGAGAATATAATCTAGACCAAGTTGTTTGCAAAGTGCTTTAGCGACTGTAGTCTTACCAAGACCAGCCGTACCACTGAATAGCATGTTTGGAAGTTCGCCAGATTCGACGATTTTTTGAAAAGTTTCACACAAAAGTGGTGGTAGAACCGTATCAGAAATAGTAGTAGGACGATACTTTTCTACCCAAAGAAAATCATTAGACATACACATGCTCCATAATATAAAAAAACATTATACCACATAACGTAGTAAATGTAAACAAATAAGTTGCGAGGCTAACCGTGGCCCCGCGCGAGTCTATTGTGCGACTAACCATTGTGTATTTATTCAGCTTCCATTGCTTGTTCTTGTTCAAGATTTTCGACAAGCTGGATGAGTTGAATACACTGATCACGAAGGCCACCGATGGTAGATAGCTCTTCACCCTTAAATGCTCCACGCTGAGTCATCGCATCAATAACAGCGACGGTAGAACGTGAAGATTTATTCGCCAGGTCCATTACTTGTTCCTGAGTTGTAGGATTAGCAGTTGACATGTCATACTCCAAATGTTGAGGATTTTTCAAGTGCAATCCAGTATTTAACATTTGTATCTTTATTACTGAATTGCGAGATTAATTTCGATGAGATCTGAACTTCATAATCGCCCGGAAGCATTTTCAGATTACCGATATTTAAGATAAAGTTGAACGTGGCACCATCCGGATACGTTCCATCGACGTCAATAGAAAACGCATTTGATGTCATGTTCTGGCTGTCAACAATAGAGAGACTTAGCACTCCATTGTCTCCAGAGATTGAGACTTCACTATGACCAAGTGCTGAAGCTGCACGCTTTAGCTTGTTGAACGTATCATTATCAAGCGTAAAGGTAACATCTGCACTTGGCATAGTGATGTCTTTTTGAGGTGTAGTCAATGTCTCTTCGGAAGAGAAAAAGTACTTCACCTTTGATCTACCAGACGAGTCTGAGATACGTACATACTCATCTTCAAATTGTAGATTTGGTGTATCGACGAGTCCGAGCACGCCGATAAATTCGTTAAGGTCGTAAATACCAAAGTCTTGAGAGAACGATTCATTGACTACAGCAGTAGCTAATACATTACGTGCCTCAGAGATTGTTTTGATAGTGTTACCTTCACGAATGAGAATATTCTGGTTGATACCAGAAAAGTTTTTTAAGATTGATAGGGTGTTTTCGCTAAGTTCCATCATATAACTCCGTGATTATTATGTATATTATACCACAAATTCATTCAATTGTAAACAACTTTATGCTGCCATTTGTGAGAAATTCTTTTCTTTCTTGAATTCGATCTTTGCATCAAACTTTCCATCAAGAATTTCACCTTTATGAGATATCACAAATACATTCGTATCATCACTCAGTGTATGTAAAATTTTCAATAGATTTTCTACACCATCATGATCAAGGGATGAGTCAAAAGTTTCATCAAGTACGAGAAGATTTGTTGATACACTATTCTTCATCTTTGCAATCTGACGCCATGTAAACAAGAGTGCCAGATCAATACGTTGTTTTTCACCTTCACTGAACGAATCATATGAGAAATCATCTCTATGTCTTGAACGAATTGTTTCATTAAACTCTTCATCAAGATCGAAGTGAACGTAAAAATCGAGAATTTGTAGGTACTGATTAATAAGCTGATTCATCACAGGAAGATATTGCTTAATAATCTTAGTCTTAATACCAGTATCTTTTAACATTTCAGTGATTGCCAAATTATACTGGTACTTTTCGTTTTCTTTCATCTTGTCGGTATTGAGTTCTGAGAAAGATTCTTGTATTTCTACCAGATCTTGATTTGCTTTTTCTAGATCAGCACCTACATCCTTTTCGAGATGTAGTTGAAATTCTTTGATCTGGTTCTGGAGCGTAGAGATCTGCCGGTTGTTCTCACCGAGTTGAGATACGCGAGATCGAAGCGATTGAAGTACGCTGCTGGTCGACTCAATCTTTTCCTCCACCGCGGTGCCTTCTGTACCGACCTGACGACGTTGGGATTGTAACGTTCTTGCTTCTGACTTCGCATGTTCGAGAATGTCATGTTTATGCGAGTCTGAGATGGCTTGGTCGCATACGGAACATACCTCATTCTCTTCAAAAAACATGGCACGTTTGGCAACTTCCTTCGACTGTGTTTGAAGATCTTGACCTCTGAGCATAAGGGATTGGCGTTGATCATGTAGAGTTGATAGCCTTTCCTCGGTGCTTCGAAGATCTTCTTCGAGACCCAAGCTAAGCTCACTATTCTCAGCTTGTAATTCATCGATGCTATCCTGCGATGCTGAAATCCTAGATTCATAATTTCTCCTATTCTCCTCAGTCAGATTCGAGACATCAGAAATATATTTTTTCTGTGTATCGATTTTGTTCTTTGTGAGGTCGATATTGTAGGAGATATTTCTTAAATTATCTTTGATGACATTTGTTTCTTCTTTCAGAATCTGATTCATTTTTGAGAACACACCAATATCCAATAGATCTTCAATCACTAATCTACGATTATGAGGATTCAATTGCATGAAAGGAATGAACGAAGACGAACCAAGTACTACAACCTGATGGAATGACTTGTGATTAATCTTCAGAATATTTTGTTCGAGGATCTTTTGATATTCTTTAGCATGAGAAGACTGGTTGATCATTTCACCATTCTTCCATATCTCGAAAATACCGGGTTTGATTCCTCGAACAATTTTAAATTGTGCTGCTCCAACTTTAAACTCAACTTCAACAACACATTGTTTGCCATTGATTGAATTTACAAGTTGAGGCTTATTGATATTACGATGCGGTTTACCAAATAAGCCAAATGCTAATGCATCGAGCATAGTTGATTTACCAGCACCATTCTGACCAACGATAAGAGTCGACTTAGATTGTCTTAAGTCGATCTCTGTAAAGTTATTGCCAGTGCTAAGAAAGTTTTTGTATCTAACTTTTTGAAATAAAATCATGCTATCTCTAGAGCCTGTGCCTGTGTCATGAGTTCTCGCATTTGAATTTTGATTTTCGCTTTGTCGAGATCTGTGTCCACACCATCGACGTAATCATCCATAAGCTTAGGAGTATCATCTACTTGCAGGCCTTCGTCTTCTACGTTTTCACCAATAAACTCGTTAAAGTTTTCTGCGATCTTCAGCTCGTAAATATCCTCGCTTTGTATACGGTCGATGAATCGATCAAAACCAAACGTGTCAGTCTTGTTCACAACTACGACTTTGACAAAACGATTTTCAAGAACAGAAGTATCAAAGTTATTATAATCCATTTCACTGTCATTGTAAACAATTTTATGAAATAAAGTGTGTGGATTAAGTATTTTTTCTACTTCACGTGTTTCTGTATCGATAATGTGGAAGTACTTGGGATCATGTGCATCAGACCAGAAGAATTCCATTTGGCTTCCAAGATACCAGATATTATCCTTACGAGATGACACATGATAATGGCCAGTCAATACGAGTTCGAATCGATTGAAAAGTTTTGCATCCATGCCACCATGTGATTCTACACCACGCATGAGTTCGAAACCGTTGAGTTCGAGATGAGCACCAACCCAATCAGCTTTACATTCACGAATAAAGTTCATAGACTTTTCGTAATTATCAGAACAAATCCATGGGAGAAGACCAATCTTTAAAGAACCGTATTCCATTACAGTTGGTTCCATAATAATATTGACTTCATTCATGTAATGACCAAGTAGCTCTTTCAAACTATTCAGATCATTCGTATTCTTATAATACGTATCATGATTGCCAGGGATAATATCCATGACCATACCACGTTTACGTATCTCGTTCAAAAAGCTTTTACGATTACGATTGAGTGCTTTAAAGTTTACAAATTTCCGGTGATCATAATAATCCCCGAGGTGTAATATTTGCGTGACTCCTCGTTTTTCACATTCAGGAAAAAACACTTTTGAGTAAAAGTCGTCTGCGTTTTTGAGAAACACTTCGGAAGAGTTACGTATACCACAGTGCGTGTCATTCAGTACTGCTAACTTCACCTTCTAAATTCCTTAATATTTGTTCCGGATTTTCTGTTTTTTTAATAAAAGCTTGACCATCTTGAATAGACCATTCTAATACATCACCACTTTTCCATCCCATATCTTCCATCAGACTATCTGGGAATGTGATGACTAAATCGTCACCATCTTCTAAAACAGTCGTAACATAAGTTGGTTTCATTCCATAAACTCCGTAAGATCAGAATCAACATTAACAGCACGTCTTTTCTTTTGTTTCTTTTCTTCTTTAACGTACTCTTTTACTTCATTATCAAATGCTTTGACTTTGTCAATACGATCTTTCAGTGTATCAACAAATTGACCGACAACGTACTGGCTCATATCATCACCATCTTCTGTATGAAGAAAGTTTTCTATACCAGAATTTGTCAGGTATTTCATTTTAATTTCTTGTTGCTTTTTCTCTTTTGCAATACGTCTTAAGAAAGCATACCACGTGATCTGAGTAAAGTATGCGAATGCATTTGGTTTACCAGTTCTTGTAGCTGCTGCGATATCGTAGTTGAGTACAGCTTTTAAGCAATTTTCAACAGCATCCATGACCATCTCTTCGCGATATGTGTAGCGAATAAAATTGGCTTTGTGAGACAAACCCTCAGCGATTCGTAAGAAACACTGTGCAATATAGTCAGGTACTTTTGGAATTTCTGTGTTAGTTGCTTTTGCTTCGTCAACTCGAGTAACGTATTCAACGACTGCATGCGAGAAATCAGCATTATTTACATAGTGAATGCTTGCGCGTTTTTGTCGTGCCATAGTCACTTCCTTTCATCATTTAATTATATTATACCACAGAATCATCATATTGTACATATCTATTTTTTGATATGAATGCGAAAAAAAGTAGTGTACACAATTCATTTTTTATGGTATAATAAACTGAAGCTTGGTGAGCAGGGGTAGTATTGGGGAATCG